ATGTTTCTAAAGTTAGCTCTTGTAAATTCATCATTGAACTCAAAGAGTTGGAATTTAGAAGCAGTTGCAATCGCCTTCTCTAAAGTGATAAACAATCTTCTTACGTTGATTCTATCGAAAGCACTTGGCGAACTTAATCCAGTTTTGTCACCAAAAAGAACTGTACCTTGACCTGGGAAAGTTGACACAGGGTTAACTCTCGCAGGATACAATTGATCTCTTTGTGCTTTAGTTGGATTGTAAGCTAGTTTAACTGCGCCTCTTACTATACCTCTGTTTAATCCAGCAGGTGAGTACCAAGCATCAGCAACTAAATCAGTTCTAGCCGCTAGACCAGCAATGTCACCATTTAATGGAACAAATCTGTATACGTCATTATATCTGTCGTAACAATATTTGTAACCACTATCAAATACAACATAACTTGATGATCTAATGTTATTAAAGAAATCAATAACGTTAGTTGTTTGTGTATTTGAGTTGGCGATATTAACTACATCTGTTCTTTGTGGAGAAGCAAATACAACTGCGTCTTTTCTATTTTCAGCAATTGTAATTAAGTTATCAACGTGAGTTGAACTTCCACTTGGACCAGCGATAATTAATCCTACATCAACAGTTTCAGCATCTTGGAACTTCTCGTAAGCAGTTTTCAATTCGCCGTCTGTTACTGTAGAACCATTTGATCCGCCACTTAATGATTCCAAAGTAGGTGTGTTCGCAGCGCCAAATGTTACTCCACTTGCGTTTGTTCCCCAACCTGTGTTATCATCTGTTGCGTGATCCATCCAGTAAATGTACTGTGATTTGTTTTGTATCACAGTTGGATAGTAGTTAATGTCTCCTTGTGGAGTTTTTGCGTCAGCCGCTTTTGATAATTTAGAAAATGTTTCAATTACTTCGCCTGGTGTACCAGAAATTCCACCGTCTTCGTCAACGACTACAACGTGAATTTCATCATTTGAGCCTGATCTATTAGAAGCCCAAGGTGATGTTCCTGGAGCGCCATCAACGGCGTCATAATATCTCCATCTTCTTTTGATTTTTGAATTGTCAGCAACAACTCTCTTTAATCCGCCAGCACCTCTAGGGTGTTGTACGAAAGTTAAAGTTTCAGAATTGATTGCCGTTACTCTATATAAATCTCCATCATCATAATCGTCAGTGTCAGCAGTTGTAGAAAACTGTATAATATCTCCTACATTAAAATCACTTCCTTCATCAACAGCAACTGTAGTATCTCCTACAGCGTTTGATGTTGAATCTGAAGCAACTTTGGAACTAGATATTGACTCGTAAGCAGTTGCAGATGGGCAAGTTGAAACTAATAAATTGTTTCCCCACGCTCCCGCTGTTCTAGCAGTAAATGTTCCTACTGAACCTTGACCTGATGCATAGTTATTTTCATAGTCGTCAACATTCTTTACTAAAATACCAGATCCGTTAGATGTAGCGTTTAGTAATGATGTGTTGGTAGCTCGTACTACTCTTAATGCGTTAGAGTATTGCAAGTAATTGGCAGCAGTGAAAAAATACTCAAAGTTACTTGAGTCTGGTTTTCCAAACGTGTCAACTAATTGTTGTTCACTAGAAATTGCTACGATCTCATCTACTGGTCCTTTTCTGAACTCTCCAGCGAAAGCGCCGATAGATGTTGAAACCGCAGGAATAATTCTACTTAAATCTTTTTCCTGTACGAGAACACCTGGTGATACTTGAAATGCCATAGGTTTATTCTCCTCTTTAATTAGCTAATTATTGTTATTCAAAACTCGTAAGTTTTCTTACGTCCATAGTCAAACTTTTTATCATTGTAGATATTTATAATAACCCAAAATTGTAGTTATTGACCCTTTCTTACAGCTGGAAACCATCTTGTACCGTACTCATCAACAGTTTCTTCGTTCATAGGGTCACTATTAATACCATCATCTACAAATCCAAATGGTGCCATATCTTGTTCGATTAGATTTTGTTGTTCCATATACATCTGGTTTCTTATATTTGAATCAGATAACTCTTTGAAATAGGGTTGATTTGAGAGCCATCCAAATATGACTAAACACATAACTAAGTCATCATTACAGCCTTCTTCAGCCATCCAACTGTTTCCTCTACGTGAAAATGTGGATATTTCTTCTATGATACTAAAGTCATTGACTTGTAGTTTATCACCCTCCATAAGCGTCTTAAAATTCGCACAACCGACCTTTTTTATCTGTTTTGTCATTCTTACCCCTAATGATGTACCTCGACCAGAGAACATCGCACCAAGTATTTGACCTGCTCGACCCTTTTGTGTCGTCATTAAGATATTGGGATATTCTAACTCGTAATGCATCGCCTCTGCTATTGCTTGTCCTATATCATTTACCTCAATTAGTGTATGAGCATCATTATATGCTTTACAAGTTTGACTTACAATATTTGGAAAGACAAATGGTTTGACTTCGTTGTTCTTATATGTACATACAACTTCGTATGGTATCTTTTTACTTTCATCTTTTGTAACATCTATTATAATAAATGCTGAGTAATCTTTGTTTGTACCTCTTGCTACGTCAACACAACAAACATACATACGACCCTTTTCTGGTTTCTTAAACATCTTTAATCCATTTTTAGATTGTATCGGATCAAAGTAAGGAGTGTTTTTAATTTTAGCTGGTGAGATAAGTGTATCTACTGAACCTAAAAACTCACATTCAAACTCTTGTTGGAATTGTTCTTCACTTGTATTTCTTATTGTCATTTCTTTCCAAGCTTGATCTCTTCCTGGAACTTCTGACCAATGTACCTCTATAGGAACATAATCATTTCTTTTATTAATCGCATCAACCCACAATTTATAATATTGATTCATTCCGTGTGGTGTAGATACTATAATCATCTTTGTTTTTTTACCAGATGAAATTGTGGGATAAACTGAACTAAAAAACATTTCTGCTATGTTTGCTGGTACGAAAGCAAACTCGTCAAGGAAGATGATATTAAATGAACCTCCTCGAATAGCGGAACTTGAAGTTGCCGCTGCGACTATGGTTGATTTATTTTCTAACTCTATATTACCTTTGTTCCAATTAATCACACCTTGTTGTAACCATTTAGGTAAGTTTTCATAAGCAAGTTGTAGTCTTCCTAATATATCTCTCGCAGTGGAACTTTTGTTCGCTAGTATAGCAATGTTTGAATTTGGATTAAATAAAGCGTAATGTAAAAGATATGAAATCGTTGTTGTTGATTTACCTGATTGTCGTGGTAGTTTACAAATTGTAAATCTATTGTCGTGTATGGTTTGTACAATCTTTTTTTGAAAGTTATACATCTTAAATGGTACTAGACCTTCATCAAGTGATACAATTCTAACATAACTTTCCATAAAGTATAATGGATCCAAAGAACATTTTTGATATTCTTCTATTTGTTCTTTTGTAAACTCAACAGGTGTGTTTACTTTTTTAAGATTTGGATTACCTAAGTATGCATCTGTGTTACTCATTGATAATTATTCCTTCTATCGCATCGTAACCTAATTGTATCGCAGCGTTTATTCTTTGACTACCTTTATATGTAGAATACTTTTTTTCTTTATAGATAACTCCACCAGCGCCATATCTTGTAACTGGCGATATTTCGTGTTGTTGTATTTCAATAGGGTCTATCATCTGTTCACCATTCATCAATTCTGGAAGAGGGTCTTTTTTAATAAAGACTAAATCACTTATCAGAAATGTCTTTTTCTTCGGGTGTGATGTTTTTGCTTTCAATATTTTCATCTTTTTTTAACATCTTTTGTAATTCTGCTGTTGAACCTACAAATAAAGCATTCTTTATATTTTGATTTGCTGTTTTAGGTAACTCTTTTAAGTCTTTGAGTTTCTTTTGTAAGTCTTGTAGTTTATCTACTGTACCCGCAACTTGTCCTATCAATTGACCAGCGACTTCGTATGCTCTTGGGTGTTGACCTTCTCTCGCAATATCCAGTATTCCTTCAATCGCTTCTTGTCCTCGTTCAATTAGATTATAATAGTTTTCTCTGCTGTATTTGTAGTCGTTATCTACATCAGCTTTACTATCGTCATCTCTACGAGGAACTGCAGGTTTGAACTCTTGTTTGACAACTTCTTTTTTAGGTTCTGGTTTATCAATACCTAATATTTCATTTACCTTGTCTTCTAATTTACTCATAATACTATTTATTAGATTAAATTATAGTTAATTATACATCTAACATTGTGTTCAGGTTGGCAACTAGTATGCCAATGTTTACCATTAAAGATAACTACTCTTCCAGCTTTTGGTGTTACTCTTTGTTTTTCTTTTAATTCGTTAAAGTGTGGTACTTTATCATAACCTTTAAATGTGTTTTCATAGATTACAGTATCGCCGTCACTATCATTGACATAATATAATACGACTAAATGTTCTACATCAGCGTCAACGTGTGGAGCGTCTATACTTCTATCTTTTAGATTTAATGGGAGTTGTAAAAATGAACGACCTTGTAAACAATCTTGTCTTTTAAAATTTATCTTTTGACAAGCGGCGTCTATAATTTTTAATACATCTGTGTGATAATCAAAGACATTTGTTTTATCTGTAATGAAGTAATAAGAAAAACCTGGTCGCTGTTGTTTGTTATCTGGTTTTGTAACATCGGCTACAAATTGCCATCTTACTTTATCAAAGAGTATGTGTTGAATTTGTTTTTGAGATTGTTTATCTATAATATCATCAAAGACAAGTATCCTATCATCAAATTTCATAACAACTATTTAGAGAGGTTTAATTAGCCCCAACGGACTATGACTACGCCTTTACCACCACCGCCGCCTGGGCCACCACAAGGAGAACCAGCACGACCTCCGCCGCCTCCGCCTCCACCTCTATTGGCTGTTCCAACATTACCACCACCTGTTCTACTTCCAGGTGCACCGACAGATTCAGCGTCACCACCATCACCGCCGCCACCTTGTCCACCACGACCACCTGTATCAGGTGAAGCACAACCACCTCCGCCGCCACCACCAGCGTAATACACTGGAGTAGTACCATCTGCGATTGTATAAGCTTTACCTATACCACCATCGCCACCACGACAAGAACTAGGTCCTGAAGATCCTGAGGCTCCAGCACCACCACCACCACCATTATCTGTTGATGCTGTAGGTCCCGTGCCTGACGCTCCTGCGTTACCAAATCCATATGCGCCAGAATTTCCTGGTTGAGTAGGTTGAGTTGCGGAACCTGCTGGATTAGTTTGACCACTACCACCACCAGAACCACCTGGTGCGCCTGCTGAGGTTTCATTACCTCCTCCTCCACCGCCTTTGGCAGTTAAAACTGAACTTGTAGGTGAAAAACCAGGATCTCCTGGTGAACCAAATACTGAATCTGATCCTCCTAATGAACCTGATGGTTGACCTGGCGCCGTACCATCGGGGGTTGTAGCAGCACCACAACCAACTGTAACTGTAATTGTTCCGCCTGGTGTGACAGGATAACCAGGGAAATATATTAATCCTCCTGCGCCACCACCTCCACCAGCAGTATTTGCTGGAGTTGCTTTTCCGCCTGAACCACCACCTCCAACTACTAATACTTCAGATAAACTTGTTACTCCTGATGGTACAGCAAAAGTACCTGAAGATGTAAATACTTGAACAGATGGTGCATTAATTGTTATTGAAAAAGAACGTGATGTAGTATTTGAAGCAGCGTCAACTGCTCTTAAAACAAAGTTTGAAGTTGTATCTGAACCAACAGCATCAGCTGTACCAGATATAATTGCAGTACCACCTTCTGCTGATGTATTTGTTAATGATAAACCTGGTGGTAATGTACCAGATTGTAATTCAAAAGTTACATCACCAGCTGAATCTGGATCAGTCGCATTAACTGAAACATTAATAGTTCTTTCACTATCTTCAAAAGTTCCTAATGAACCTGAAGCAGTAACAAAAACTGGAGTTTGATTAAAATTAACTTGACTTGTTAATATAGAAGCAATACCTTCTCCATTTGTAACTTGTATATCATAAGGGTCATTTAAAATAGATAAACTTGAAGTAGCAATTGTCGCCGTAATTTGTGTAGCACTATTTCTAGTAACTGTATCAAATTCTGTAATTTTTCCGTTTGCGTCTATAAATCTAGCGTTTGAACCAGCAGTAAAACCTGTACCTGTAATAGTAAATGTTGCTGTCGCTTCTGCGTCAGTAGCATTCGTAGGCGATATAGATGAGATTGTAGGTCCTGCTTGTTTTAGATTACTTCTTAATACTTTTTTAAGAGCGCCTGCAGAAGTATCGTAAATAATTGTAAAATCTGTATCAGCGGCTGTTTCAGATAACTCTGTTTGACCTGATATTACCGTTGCTGATAAATCTGTTGAACCGACAGAACCTGGCGCTAGTTTATCAGTATTGACTGCGCTGTCTGTAATTGAACCTGTTTTAATCTTACTAATTGCCATTGTTTAATCTCTCTTACTATTTATACAAAAAAACTCTTTGTTAATATCTTACAATTACTATACCTTTTCCACCTGCTTCACCACCTGGCGCAGGTCCTGGGACTCCTCCTCCACCCCCACCACCTTTGTTTGCTTGACCTGCAGTAGCATCAGCACCAGATGGTGTACCAGTACCGATACCTCCACCAGTACCACCGCCACCTTGTCCACCTAATCCACCTCTACCACCTGCAGAAGCAGGGTATGTAGGATTAGCTCCACCTCCTCCTCCACCAGCGTAATATACTGGAGTAGTACCATCTGCTATTGTGTAAGTTTTTCCAGCGCCACCACAACCACCGTCTGTAAATCCTTGGCCACCACCACTTGGACCACCAGTAGCACCAGCGCCACCGCCTCCTCCACCTGCTCTTCTACAAATTCCATCACTACTTCCCGTTCCTCCAGAACTTCCAAATCCATAAGCACCTGAGTTTCCTGGTTGAGTTGGTTGAGTTGCAGACCCTCCTAATGAAGGTCCTCCTGGAGAAGTTCCACCACTTCCTCCACCACCAGAACCACCAGAGGCACCATCTTTAGTAGGACTAGGAGCAGCAGGACCAGGTCCTCCACCACCAGCGCCACCTCCAATTGCGGTTAAAACTCCACCAGATGCTAAACCAGGATCGCCTGGAGAACCAAATACCGAATTTTGTCCTGAATTTCCAATCGTTTCACTTGGTTGATTAGCTCCACCACAACCTACTGTAACAGTTAAAGTTCCACCAGGTGTTACAGGGTATTCTGGCATAAATATTAATCCGCCAGCACCACCTCCACCAGTTGGTTTTCCACCACCACCGCCACCTGCAACTATTAATACATCTACATCTGTTGCTCCTGTTGGAACGGCAAATGTACCTGATGAAGTAAATGATTCTACTTGAGGTCCTAAAGCAGTAAAGGAAAAAGAACGTGAAGATGTATTTGAAGCAGCGTCAACTGCTCTTAAAACAAAGTTAAAAATAGTATCTGATGATTGAGGAGTAATAGTGCCTGTAAAGGTTGCTGTCCCACCATTAGCACCTGTATTTGTCAATGATATTCCTGGCGGTAATGAACCTGATTGTAATTCAAAGGTCACATTAGCAGCAGAATCAGGATCAGTTGCATTAACTTCTATCCCTGCCATTGTAAATCTACTAGAACCTAAAGAACCTGAGGCAGTAACAAATGTAGGAACTTGGTTAAAGTCAACTTGACTTGCTAGTAAATCATTTAATCCTGTTCCGTTAATGACTTGAATACTATACGGACTTTCAGATGCAGATAATAAAGTATTATCAAAAACTGCAGTCAATTGTGTTGCACTATTTCTAGTAACACTATCAAAATCTCTTACTCTTCCTGTAGAAGCAATTAATCTGGCATTTGAACCAGCGGTAAATCCTGTTCCTGTAATAGTAAATGAAGTAGTACCAGTTGGAGAAGAAACTGATGTAGGGGATATACTTGAAACTATTGGAGTTTCTAAAACTGTAGTATTTGATTTTGATACTTTTTTTAATGCGCCGGCGCTTGTGTCATATATTAATAACACATCATCATTTGCCGCTTGTTCTGATAACTCTGTTAAACCAGTAACAAAATCTGTAGATAACTTTTCCGCCGTAACTGCTTCCGCCGCCAACTTCGGTTCAGTAACTGCGTTATCTTCTATGTTTTTTCTGATAATCTTTTTTAAACTCATTGAATCTCTCTTACACTATATTTATTCATCTGTATCGGTAGATGGGTTATATTTTTTACCGTCTGTATATGACGTTATTGTTGTAGTAAACCCAAAATCATCATCAGCGTCTGCGCTAGTCGGGTTTGGAGTAATCACAATTCTTTCTTCTCTCGCTTTATTAGTGGTATCTGTATCTGAATATAGATCAGATTGAACTTCTTTAATAACGCCTTGAGTTGTCGCTGGTCCAAATAAGTATGTTTTCGCCGTAAAGTTTAATGTGTATATTACTGCTCTTCTTTGTGTAAAATCACCACTATAACTATCTTCATAATTTACATCATTTAATATGATTGGTACATCTCTTTTAATATTTAAAGACGGTACAGCGTTGACTGTAACTGTATAATCAGGTTGAAAGAATGGAAGTATTTGTTCTACGATTTGTAAACCTGATTCGGCAGTCGCTGTAAAGATGTTTAAAGTATAAGATATATTATATGGAACAGGAGTGTAGTTATATGTCATTACTTTTCCATCTTCACCTGCTTTGACTTGTTTATACTTTTGAACTCTTGTTAGTTTTCGAGAGCCATCATATGAGATACCAGATATTTCAAAACTCATACGAGGTAATGTGATCGCCATTTCTCGTTCATCTAAACTTGGTTGTTGATCTAATCTTACTAAAAACTTTTCTTTTGGCGCATACGCTAATGGTACAGCAATAGACTGTACAATATCGCCTTCACTATCTTTTCTTTTTATTTTAATCTTATTAAAAAGTTGACCAAATGCAATGGTCATTCTTCTCATACTTTCGTTATAAAAATATGTTCCAAACATTAAAATTCTCCTTGGTCAGGATCACCAAACGGGTTACGTTCTGTGAAATCTAATATATCATCTGCAGTTGACGCTGTATCAAAACCAGCCTCTGTATCTAAATCTAAATTATCTGAATACAATGATTGTGTTTGTACATTAAATGTTGCGTCTTCATTAATAAGATAAAATCTATCACCATTGACACTTTCTGTTTCTAATTGTAAAGCGCCTGTTTCATCTTCTAAAGTAAATTGGTATCTTAATGTATCTGTTGAATATTGATCTTCTGCGCTATCAATATCAGTAACGCCTGTGTTAAGTTGTTCGTTGGAGTATTCCCATCTAGTTACTCTTAATTTGTAAACTGGTAAATTACCGAGTTGAAAGAATGGCTCTTGGTCTTGTAC